GCTTCTCTACCATCTTCATAATCAATGGTTAGCATTGTGCCACGTTCCTGATTTAGAATTGCAGTATACTCAAGTGAACCGAACAGTCCTTCCCATAAGACAGGACCTTCTACTGGAGCATCACCATCTTTATATCTAGGCTTTTTCTTTGCAAGTGCAAGACCTTTCTCATCCATGTAATGTTCTGTAAGAGTGTGTCGTACTTGCCCTACGATTGTTTCTGGAGCCATGTTCAAAGCACGAATAACTGAAGGATACAGAGAGTTGATATCTATAGAGCCGATCCATTCATGCAATCCTTTCTTAGGAGTTGCAACATAAGCACCTGCCGCTTGACCCTCACTAACTGTATTAAGATTTGATCTTATCTTGTTGGGTACGACCATGCCACGTTCATGTGATTCGTTCATAATAGCCATTTCAATCATAGCAACTGAGCCCATGACAGTCGGAAGCAATACAGTATTCTCATGTGCTAGTTGGTTAGCAAGTTCTAAGAACTGCAACTTGTCATCTAGTTTTTTGAGTAGCATTGTGTCCTGTCTGTTATACTCAATGAACTTCTTAAAGTCTTTGTTGTATAACTGATCGAGTGAACCTTCATACTCAGTCTTCTTCTCTCCTACTTCTAACTCACCAATCGCATCTAGTTTATAACTGTGACGAGACTCGTAGTTGTACTTCTTGTAGAGTTGAAGATAATCTAAATGAATACGACCTACTAAGTCAAATGTTTCTTCTTCTTTACCAAATCGTTCATACTTTCTTTTCTTAGGATACTGTCCTAGTAAACAGAACTTACGAGTGTCATCTTTACTCATAACTTTTGTTACACGATTAACCATATAAGGAATATCATATCCCTCTGAGTTCCAACCCGACATAACATCTGCATCTTCAATCAAAGCAAAGAATGCATCAAACAATTCTTTTTCTGTTCTAAACAAAAGAGTATCCGGGAAGTCTGCAATTGCTTCTTGGGCAGTCTCATATGTCATATGCTTAGGGGGAACTGCTAAACAGATCAATTGATCTAACCAGTCTAAGTATAAACTGACAGCAGTAACTGGATTGAATGGATCACTTGGAGGAGAGAATCCTCTAGCTGGATCAAAGTCAACTTCAATATCAAAGAAACATGTGTGTAGTTTTGGAGCCTCTATGCCGAGATAGTTTTCACTCAGACATCGAAAGACAATAGGAATATCAGATTCAAACAAACGTTTGCCAGAATGCATACGTTTCTCTCTTTCCCACTCTGCTTGTTTCCTAGAAGAAAATTTAGTAACAGCGGTTCCATATAATGAACGATGTTTACCTTTAGCGTTTTCATAATACAACACATAGTTAGTAGGATATTCTTTGAATATCCTTTCACCATTCGGATCTCGTTCTACGACATGAATTCTTTCCGCAGACTTATCATGTATTGCATCGATATACGCCATTAAAGAGTTCTACCAACTGTCTCCAAGATATCGTTTAATTGTTCGTGGTCAGCATTCGTATCAGTTAGTTTGCTTTTGTAAGCAATTCTGATTGCTTTCTTTAGAATAGAAGGCTTGATTTCAAGTTCTTCTGCGATTGCTTTTACTGTATCAGAAAGACCACCATTCAGCGTTTCAACTTCTTGCATGACTCCCATGCCTTCGTTGATTAGTTGCTTCATTTTATTGACCTGTTCTGGGTTAAAGTATTTTGCTGCCATTTGTTTCTCCTGTAATTGAATGTAAATCTATATGCATAGTATACAGGATTATCTGTACACTGTCAAGCATATTATGGGCGTAATTACCCGTTTCTAGTGTCATCATTTTGTGTGATAACTTGTTCTAACAATTCTAGAGGCGCACCCTCTAGTTTAGAATAATATAGCAATGCTTTAGTATCTTTGGGTAAGCAAAGTCCACCAAATCCGAACTGACCGTCTGGTCCTGGGACTTGCATATGACTGTCACCTACTCTTGGGTCACGTTTCAACATGTCTGTGAATTGCTCCCATGTAGTCTCTGCATTGCTTGATTGGTGTAGATGAAATAACTCATTGAAGAATGATACTTTCGTTGCTAACCAACTGTTGATTGTGTATTTGATCATACTAGCACTTGTTAAGTCTGTCTTAAATGTGGGTACGATCTTTACTTTACTATGATTGATATATGCTTGTTCAACTGCTATACAGTCTAGTAACTCTCCACCGAGTATTTGCATATGTGGATTAATAAACTCTTGTTTGCTATTTGCTTCAGTTAAGAACTCAGGGTTATATACTAGTCGTAAGTTGCTGTAAAGTGTCTTAAACTGCGTTAGATGATGCGGAGTGATAGTTGATTTGACTACTACAACACCTTTGTATTCTAACTCATGTAGTTCTTTCAATACGTTACGTGCTATATGAGTGTCAACATCTAAGTGACTGTCTTGCTGTGGAGTGGGTACGCATACAAATGTTATTTCTGCGTCCCAATTAACTAAGTCTTGTATTGTATTCTCATTAAACTTAGGATCGACTATAAATTGTTCTGTATCTATTTCAAAACCATGTGCTACTGCTGAGCCAACAAACCCATTACCAATAATTCCTAAATTCATACAGTATCCTTTATTCTTTCGATTAGATAAAGTTCTTCATAGTTAGGATCACCGACATACACAGGTGCATTTTTTAATGCCTTGTCTACTTTCATTTTGATATCCCATAATCGTTTCTTCATATCAGAACCTGTATAACCGCTATTTCTAGGGTGATTCATTTCGTACTCAAGTTCCCAGATTATATGTTCTGCTTTTTCACTGTGTGGGATTATCATACCGTTCTCATTGTAATAGATTCGTTCATTATGCTTATTGTCTTTCACTGTTTATTATAATATTTAATGCGGTCAAAGTCAAGTAAAACTTTTCCCAAAAGCATTTTTTGATAAATAATACTATGAGAGCATTTCAATTTATCACAGAATCACCACTAGATGACTTAGAGAATAGACTTCCAAAGATTAAAAGTGATCAGTACGATGTAGACGAAAAAGGTAAAATCTATCACAATGCCAGACAGGCTTCTAAACAGGCACATAAGGCAAGAGAGCAATTAACTGCATCTGATCAAATGTTTGATGATGGTCTAAACATTGAAGATGAAGCACAGAAAGGTGCTGATTGGATGGGTAAACGTCTACAGATTGAGAACATGCCTAAGATTGTAATCAGTTATGATACTGAAGAAGCACAAGAAGGTCATCATACAGGAAGACATGAAGTAGGTTCAGATGAAATTTGGGTCTATGGTAACAGAAACTTGATTGATATTATGAGAACTGTTTTCCATGAACTAGTTCATATTCGTCAAGGCGAAAAAGACTTAATCAAACCTGGTAGTAGTTATCCGGGATCACCAATTGAAGCGGCCGCAGATATGGTTGCTGGTAAGTATATTAAAATATACGGTGAAAAGAATCCTCATATTTTTCAATAAGAATTATAACTCTCCCTTTCTTAATTTTCTTATAAACTCTTTAGATTTTTCAGTACGCACACCAGTAACTTGTAAAGTTATACGAGGATGATGTCCAGCGTTTGCTGTTGAGTGCGGCACGTCTTGCCATTTGAATGTAGTTACATCACCTGCTTTCCAATGTTCAAATGTGTAGTTACCATAACTGAACCATTGACCGGGTCTCCAATCAGATAGTTGAATCATGTATCTTTCTACAGTACTTGGGTCTTCAAAGTTCCATTTCTCTAATTTGTCCATATGCAAGTTCCATACTTGACCTGGAGTCTGTACATGCACTCTAGTCATCATATCATCTAAGCCAAATGATTCTGCAATTGCTTGTAAATTAGCAGGTACTTCCCAATTAAGATTGCTTACAACATAATCTTTACCATATCCTGTCTTTTCTAAGTCATAATCTTCTTGTATGAACTCATCTTCACCTCTGACTTTTGATTCTTTCTTAGGATTGCCTCTAGTACGCCATGTTGCTTCTTGTGATTCTTCAACAAGTGAATCTAACTGTGCTTGTTCTAGTGCTAAATGCAATTGTCCTACTCTATCTACTGTGTCATAAAGAGGATCCATTACTTCAGGATCAAAATGATAGTTACTTCTTAATTTTAACTGTTCCCAACTACTTTGTGTCATAATACTTTTACCTTAACATTTTTTTGATTATAATTTTGTCTATATTTTTCCGGGGGAATATTGATATGCAACCATTCAGCCAATTGAACATTATTATAGACTTCTTTGCCTTTAAACTGATACCAGGCAGTTAAAATATCTTTGTTCTGATGATTAATTATCTTACCCATTTCTTTTAAGTTCTGATAGTATTTATGATAGAGAGGATATGTAATATCGAACTCTCCGCATCTTACCCACCAGCCTAAACATGCGTCATCGTCTCTGTGAACTAAGACAATAGGACAGTCTGGCCAATGTTCTTTAATAAAATTGATGTGATGTGCGAACACATGGCTCTTAACAACTCGCACACCATCACCTGAGAAAGGCTTGTCAAACTCTGCTTCGCATTCTTCTTTAGTATGCTTGTCTAGTTCATCAAACCAATCTCCAAACTCCATGCCTGGATCATAATAAGCACCAATATGCATCAAATGCATCTTGCCACCATCAGCATCATGCCAATATTCTCTATCTTTGCTATAGTCACTCTGATCTATAGAGTCGCTAAAGTAAATATTTTTACATACACTGCTCCACTTAGATCCTGGAGCACCTGCAACAAAGATATATTTCATATTATTGGCTCAACAATTCTGATTTAAAGACAGGCTTCTGTCCATAAAGTGTTGAGTTCCACCAGACTAAATTTCTTAAATTCTTTTCAGTTGTTTGACTCTGTAAGAAATCTAATACTTTTACACCTTCGGCTTCTCCAACGATCCATTCATAATCTCCAGCAAGTGCAATTAGTGCTTTGTTACTTTCAGGATCAGCAATCATATCTACGACTGCTTGTTCAAGTTTTGCTTGATTAGGATTGCCTTTATTAACCCAGAGTGCTTTCTGCAAAACATCTCTATAGTTTCTAAGCAGTACATACGCATCATAGAACGTCCCAGAGGGCTTCTGTCCCCAACGTTGTTCATACACATCACTGAATAGTAAGCCTAGATTGTTTTTATCGTCAATAATCTCTCCTGACTCTAAATCAAGTACTCCATGTGTAAACCAAGTTTCATTTGCATCTGATTTGATCTTCTTATATCTAGCAGGAGACTCACGTGTTACATTAAGTTCTCCTCCCAAATAAGCCTTTCTACGAACACCACCGCCCATACTAGGCACATAGATGATTCTATCTCTGAAACATTGTTCATATGCTTCCATAGTATCTTCGTCTTGTGGACCGCATACCATCATTGTGATAGCCATGCTGTCTGGGTTTTGTCCGCTACCTGCCGCAAACTTAACTTTTTCTTCTACGTTTTGATCATTACGTTTACCAACAATGACAGTCAAATTGCTTAATGCAATTAGATTATAGTCATTATAGTTGTACTCTACAGGTTCTAATAAATATGTTTCTGCATTTCCTCCGTGACTCACCATAATAGTTTTGTCATCAAATCTGAATTCTTTGTGAAATTTATTAAATCCCGCAATGTCATTACGTCCGGGAAAATTAACTACAATAATCCTTTCACCTAATGTCTTTTCTAATTCAAGTGCGATAATTCTAGCCCACGTGTCAGTACCGCCACCTGGCTTCTGCGGAACTACCAATTGATAGTCTGCGAAAGCAGGGACAGTCATACCCAAAAGCAATACTACTGATAATAAACGTTTAATCATTAGAAGTTCCTCTGTATTCTATATGCTATACGATTTCTAGTTTCACCGTCAGTTCTGTTTTGATGATCGAATTGAATACTTGATCTCCATAACCAACTATGTCTGTAAGTTAACTGAAATCTTGGACCATGATAGTAGTCTGTTGATTTGTCACCTGAGAAGATACCTTCTCTATATACATATGCCGTTTTCCAACCAATCTTTGATGCGCCATCGTTAAATCTGCGACCATACTGAAGTTGAACTTGACCATACTCAGTCATTTCTTTCTTACTACGTTCTTTTGTGCCAATTTGATATCCAAGATGAAGACCGTCAACTCCCATAATATTTCTATTTTGAAATTTAAGTTGATAACGATTTGTTAATCTATTATCTCTATCTCTTTCAATTCTACGGAAACCAACTCCAACTCTAAAGTTTTCAATTTTGGTTTGATGCATATAATCAATCATAAATGCATTTTGATCAAATCCATCTGTACTAGATGTATCATCTAACCTATATCCATAACGAACGCTATCTGCGTTTGCTAACGGAGCTAATACTACAGTTGCTAATACAACCAACATTGCTTTTTTAAACATATTTTATCCTCGTTTTGTTAAAAAATATACCGTATATTATGGCTACGGTAATAAGAGCCATTAATGAACCACTGATAGGTCTTGTAAAGATATCAAAGGTATCATATAGTCTACTGTATGACACACCTGTTGCTTCTATGCGGTGTGACAATGCGAACCCTATGACGAAGGCCGCTCTACTTAATTTGTTTACTCTAAGAAACATGCCTAGTGTACATGCTAACATAAAGAATGCGTAATCTTCCCAGTACCCAGTGTATTGAACACTTGACCAAACAAGCAATGCAATAATAGGCCAGAAGTAATATTTAAAATCTATGTTAGTTATCTTAACTGCATATCTATAAAAGA